ACTTGAGCAGTAGGAGATGCTCCATCACCAGCAAACATACCAGTAACAATGGATGGATCAATACCCAGAGCACCAACAATTTCATATTCTGGTCTTACTTTATCGAAGTCACCCTGTTCTGATGGCCATTGGAATGTGACTGGTCTTCCAGATGCTGCCTGGAAAGCATGAGTCAACTTATAATAGTACATGCTGAGGTCAGTTAGACCAGCATATCCAGTAACATCATTAACACCATCAGCATATTCAAATGCTGTTACTTTATGGTGAGAGAATGTTGGTTGAGATCTATTTGCTGTAGTAAAGTTTCTGGGATCAGTGTAAACTAATTCATTATCTTGAGCATCTAAGAATGTAAATTGCCAGAAGTAGCAACCACCAGTGATTCTAAGAATAGCAGTTTCCTCTACATCATCATCAGTTGGGTTAGGAACATATTTTGGTCTAATTCTGGTCTTTCTCAAGTCCATACCAACGATGGATGTACCTCTTGGTACAATTACACCACCTTTTGTACTGTTGAACTTATAAAGAACGTTGTCTTCTTGAGTTAAGTCAAAATTTGATTCAAGAGTCAGGTTGAGTGTAGCAGTAGCATCACTCTCAGAACCACCAGGACTTACAACTGTACCAGTTCCTGATACATTTTTGATAGCAAAACCAGGTCTGTTGTCAATAATATGGTCACCAGGATACAATAAGATTGTGGTTCTGTTGAACAGATCGTTATCTTTACCTCTTACATAGGAAAATCTAGCAGACTCAATCAGAGCTCTCTGAATAGTCTTAAAAGGTTGAGTTAAGGAGTTACCCTGATTACTAATACTATCTGTGGCATCAAGATCATTGGGATTAACGTATAAAATACGACCCTCTGTATTCTTGATAAAATTATCTAACTTACTAAGAGGCATCTTCTTGCTTCAACGATATCGTTTCTTGACTTATTTAGTCAATAAATAGGGCTGGTTACTCTTTTCATATGGCAAACTCTGCTTTAAGTAAAGAGGATCCCAAAAAGAAAGAAAACAAATTTGAATGGGCTGATGAAGGGGTTGCTACCCTTGTGAGAGTTATTATCCTTGCTTGGTCGGGAGCAATCCTGACTTTGAACTACGTTTCAATTCCTGGGATTCCTCAAAAACAAATCGATCCTACGTTCATTGCCTCTGTTTTCACTGGCACTCTAGCAACTTTTGGTGTTCAAACCGCCAAAAAGAAAGAGGAAGACAAACCCAAAGAGGAAAAGAAAGATGCAAAAACTGATTAACACATTGGCACTATTGTCATTTATAGGAACCGCTGGTATAATCGGTGGAGGAGTTTACGTCTATCTACAGAAAGACTCTATCATTGATGGAGTTAAAAAACAAGTCACTGATGCTGCTGTAGAAGGTGTAACAAATGCTCTACCAGGACTCTTAGACTCTGCTATGCCTGAGATTCCAGAACCACCTAAAGTGACGGGTGGTGCTGTTCCTTTCTGATAATAAAATGAAAAAATTTTTGTTTGGTCTGCTCGGGATTGCCGCAGTCAATACTGGGGTTATCGTAGCAACGTCTATGTCTACCTGGGCAGAACCAAAAGTGAAGGGTTACTATACCATGGATGCCATGGGATGTATGATCCTCCTGGAGTGTACTAAAGATGTCAAGAGAGTCAATAGTATCGAAGATATTAGAACTGCGTATCCCGATACTAATTACGACGTTGTTGCTGATGAGTTTGATTCGATGCTCAGCTCCCTTGATGCAGTCGGAGTTAAAGTTTTTCTAGCAGATGAAAAGTATTTCCCACCAATGCATCGTGGTGTATATCATACCATAGGAAATAACTTCTTTTTGAATAAGAAGTGGATGGTAAAACCGAATCGTCTGATGTCAGTCATGAGGCATGAAGGTTGGCATGCAGCACAAGACTGTATGGCAGGTTCTATTAATAACAGTATGATGGCAATCATCAAACCAGAGGAAGAAGTTCCTGGATACTGGAGAGAGATTGTCAAGGGTACATATCCAGCACATGCTGTACCTTGGGAAGCAGAAGCATTCTGGGCTGGACACACAGCAAATATGACACAAGAAGCACTTGCTGCTTGTGCTTCTGATACTCCTATGTGGGAGATTTACCCACCAACTCCAATGACTCGTGAGTGGTTAGTTGAAAATGGGCATATTAAAGATTGAACCAATTAATGTAAGAGAGATTGGTGTTAGGAGTGTTCCTAACATCTCCTCTTTTACTAACAACATGCCACCACCAATCATACCGTATTCTCCTCCAGTTACGGTAGATATTGGCACGCCTATTGTTAATATGCCAGGATGTGTAGAAGCACACCCAGATGGAAGTCCACAACTGGCAAAGGATGATCCTAAAGGTGCTAGAACATACTGTGATGCTCAGACACCATCATATAATGCAATGGACTATAAACCTGAGGAGATGATTATCACTCAAGTGAGTCAAGAACAACCACCAGCAACAAAAGGAGCAGAGGAGGGACCATCACAAGAGCCGGAGCCACCACCATCAGAAGTGCCTGATACACCAAAGGCAGACCTTCCTGATGTGCCGAAGCAAGAAGAAAAGCAAGAAATATGCCCATACTATGCGGAATTATTGGTAAGTGATCCACGTTGTATTGAACCAACGTTTGTGGAGAAATATTTTCCACCCATGGAAGTATTAACTGCTACAACTACCATTGCTGTTATTGGTACAAGTTCTGCCATTTTTGCTAAACCTATTGCCGATCTTCTGCTGAAGGTTGTGAAACCCATTGTGAAGAAACTGATAACGAAGGTAAAGAAGATGCTTGGTAAGAAACAGAAGCCCCAGGGAGTCCGCGAGAGGAGGCTTGCTCAGAGGGAGTTGAATCGGGCGATCCTTGAGTTGAGGAGGGCTTTGAAGTAGGGATTGAATGCCTGTGTGGAGGAATAACTCCTGGAGGATTAACAAGAACTACATCAGCACAGATCTTATAGAACGGACTTCTAGGGTGGAACATGATACCCTTCTGCATGAGTTCGCCACAATTCTTTAGTCTGGCAATTTCAAAATCTAATCTCTTATTAGCAAGTACCTGCTCACGGAAAGCATTATGATTCTCTGCTGCTTCTTTACATAATGCTTGTGCTTTACCATCCAATGGGAAGGATACGGTAGCAGACAAACCTATGGAAGTATTGTGTGAGTCTTTCTGTCCAGTTCTGGTCGGAACATAGTAAAGAACATCACCAGGATTATCCAAGGCACCATCATTGTCCAAGTCCGACATATCATAGACTGGATCATTGTATCGTGGTTCGTATGGTAACTGCCATCCTTTGGTTCTTGTTACATACGGTGTGATGTTTAGAGTTGGTCCTTGGCAGGAGATTCCATCACCATATGTGTTGGTGATATATGGTCCTTGGAGGACCTGGATTGCTTGGTTGGTGACTGAGCCTGAGCTATTAGCAACAGGAGAAGCAGTGGCACTGACGCCACCAATAGTCTCCGATAAAGCTCTTTGTGGGAGTAGTTGTGCGGCAACAAGGATTACTGCTGGAAGATACTTGTAGAGTCGGTAATACTGGTTATTGTTGTCGTTCTTTGTATAATCGTCTGATTTGACATTCCTGGTCCCACGTAATGCTCGGTGAACTGAAAAGGAGCACCTACGTTTGTTTGAGACCAGGTTGGTCTTGAATTCAAATCTAAACCTTTCCATGTCGAAGTCACACCATTAGTGGAGTTTGATGTAGAAGATGTACTGGAAGGTGCTAAGTTCGTGTTAGGTTGAACATTAGTTCCAGATACACTATATGTATACCCTGTATTATAGTTGACAGAGTTTATGGTTTCATTAATTGTTTGAGTCGTCTCCGTGTGAGTCGTCATTGAGCCCTGTGTGAAATTTGGCACCACAGGCACAGCCCGTGCAGTCTGTACATTCACAAGGGCACTCACAACCACAAACGACGCAAGTGCAAGATGTCTCATTGTCTATCATCTGATAGTCAGCTCCGTTACAAATTGTCCGGTTGCCTGTGTACCTGCTCCACCAGCAGTCAAAGTCATAGCACCTGTGGAGGTGATAGTACCTGCCAGACTACCAGCAGTGCCAGCAGCATTGCTAGTCATCGAACCAAAGTTGCCAACATCTCCAACGGAAACTGCAGAGGTTGGAACTGCGTCTGCTTGTGTATAAGAAGCAGAATAGGAGTAAGCATTGCCAGAGGTAACCTGAGTAGCAGCAATGTTACCAGGACTCATAACACCACTGGTGATTGTTCCAGTAGAAATGGTATTAGCAGTTGTACCATCTGTGGTTGCTACACCAGAACCTGATGTGCTATAAGTAGAACCAATTCTTGTTGCTTGTGTAGCAGCAGAATTAACTGTCAACTGAACACTAGAACTTAATGAGTGCGTAATATCGGCATGTGCTGGTGCCGCCAAACCTAACATAGCAAAAAGCACTAGGGCTCTTTTCATTCTTTTATCATCTGAACTTAATTTATATAGACGCTTAATGTCTTTATAAGAACATTATGTATCCTATTGAACTATACCCGTGGTCGGATTCGAACCGACACTGGAAGGATTTTAAGTCCTCTGTCTCTGCCGTTGGACTACACGGGCAAGGTGCTCCCTGTGAGGATCGAACTCACCTCAGCCGAATTATGAGTTCGGTGCATTCACCAGATTGCTAAGGGAGCAATAGGGATACTGGGAATTGAACCCAGACTAACCCGTTATAAGCAGGTCGCTCTAACCGTTAAGCTATACCCCCGAAGATGAATTAGTTTGCTTCGTCGTGATCTGTGTATATTCGAAGTAATTCATCATCGGCTGGCATCATCACTGCTTTATTTCCGTTCTCATTTTCTACACCTATCATCTCTCCATCTTGGACTCTTAAGATGAGATCTTCCCAATTTTCTTGCCACTCTTCCACAGAATAAAATTTCATAGTTGTGATATTTATCAGTCGGGGTGATAGGATTCGAACCTACGGCATCCGCCTCCCAAAGACGGCGCTCTACCAAACTGAGCTACACCCCGTCCATTTCTTTAGGTTCAACATAGTAAATTTCAGTCTCACTATCATCAAGTGAATCACGAACGAATTGTAGGACGTTCATAAACTCAGTCATGTTATCACATGAAAG